CGACGGAAGATTTGTTGGAACTAACGTGCTCAACGAAGCCTTTCTTGAAAGATTCCCAATAACCTTTGAGCAATCTTATCCATCAGTTTCAATAGAAACGAAGATATTATTAAATTTTGGATGTGATTCCGAATTTGCTGATAATCTGGTTAAGTGGGCGGGAGTAATCCGTAAGACCTTCTTTGACGGTGGGGTTGATGAAGTCATCACCACACGTCGTTTAGTACACATTGTACAAGCATATAGCATCTTTGGTGATCGCTTGACTGCTATTACCAACTGTGTAAATCGTTTTGATGATGATACTAAGCAATCATTCTTGGATCTATATACCAAGGTTGATGCTGGTGAAGAATCAGACACCCAAAATCCTGACCAATCTTTCTAATACAATGTCAAAAGGACACGCAGCAACTGCACAAATAAATGTCGCTCTCCTTGAGCGACTCAGGGACAATGCTGAGACCCTACTATCTTTGCAAAAAGCAAACGTCTTCGACCTTGCTTCACCCAAAGCATCTCAGTTACAAAAGGATTACAAGTCAGCAGACCGACTAATCAAAGAAGTTCGTTGCCTTAAAACAGCAGAGACTTATCGTAACAGGTTGGGAGCAGTCCCATTGAATGATGAGGAGCGTAAGTTTCGTGAGCAACGTGACCAAGAAGATAGTTACACTCGAAATTAATGCCAGTATACAGAGATTACGAAATTCGTATTAACTTAAATGAGTTGATCGAAAAAAGAGTACCTTGCTGTGATCTCTTGCATCCAGACCACTGCTTTTCAGCAGATCAGATCGCTCAGATAGCTCATGATATTAATATGGACTTGGATTTACATCCAGTCTATCATCAAATTGATGAACATATCATGAGGTATGTGAAGGCTGCAGGAATTGATAACACTGAGCATTGGGTAGAACCTCGTTTACCAGATTTGGAGAATTAAAATGTATGCTGACTTGGATGCACTTGATGGTATTATTCCAGAGGACAAAAGTTATATGAATAGAAAATACAATGAAGAAGAGTATCTTAAAGAGATCTCTGACTACATTGCAAACACATACCGAGGTCATTATTCTGTAGGAAATGTACAGACTCTTGATCTCATTGATTCTGTAGGAGATGCTGAAGCATTCTGTAGAAGTAATATTCTAAAGTATGCTTCTCGGTATGACAGAAAAGGAACAGCACGTAAGGATATCATAAAGATCATTCATTATGCTATACTACTCTTACACTTTAGCGATAAGCGACAAACTGCTGATCGTATAAACGCAGGAAACCCTTCTGCATTCACCGTTGATTATGACAAATGACCGTATTATCTAAACCTACAATTGAAGTATTGAAGAACTTTTGTTCTATCAATAAATCCCTCGTTATTAATCCAGGTAATAGATTAAGTACACTTAGTATTAACAAGAACATTCTTGTATATGCTGATGTTGAGGAATCCTTTGATTCACAACTGTCAATATATGACCTTGGTGTATTCCTTGGTGGATTGACATTGTTTGAACAACCTACCATTGACACTTCTAAGAACAATTATGTTACTGTAAGTGATCAGACAGGTAGATCTAAGACAAGATTCTTTTATGCAGATCCAGATATTATTACACAACCACCAGAGAAAGAGATCTCTCTTCCTTCTGAGGATGTTAAGTTCCGTCTTGGTAGTACAACTTTGCAGCAACTTCAACGTGCTGCTTCAGTATACCAATTACAAGACCTTTGTCTTTATGGAGATGGTTCTGAGATGAGTCTGTGTGTAACTGATAAGAAGAATGATACTTCTAATAGTTACTCAGTTCAAGTTGGGCAAACTACAGAACAGTTTTGTTATTGTTTCAAGGTAGAGAATCTTAAGTTGCTTCTATCTGATTATGATGTTACAATAAGCAAAGCGAATGTTGCTCTCTTTCAAGGTGAGGGTATTAAATACTTCATTGCTTTGGAACCTAATGTCTAGACAGATACATCCAACCGAGTATATGTCAAGTGATGTGTGGAAAAGAAATATTCCACCAGTCTCAGATTACAAAAGAGGTTCCACCTATAATAAGGGTGGTATGTGGGTGATGTGGCTATACTATATTTTAGTCACATTTATGGTTCTTAGATTAATTTGGGTTTTAAATACATGAATGATTTTTTATGGGTAGAGAAGTATCGACCTCAGAAAGTTGAGGACTGTATACTTCCTACAGATGTGAAGCATACCTTTCAAAGTTTTATAGATCAAGGTGAGATTCCTAATCTATTACTTTCTGGTACTGCTGGTGTAGGTAAGACCACCATTGCGAAAGCATTATGTAAAGAGTTGGGAGTAGATTCTTATGTCATTAATGGGTCTGATGAGGGTAGATTCTTGGACACTGTACGCAATCAGGCAAAGACCTTTGCTAGTACTGTTTCTCTTACTTCTACATCTCGTCACAAAGTTCTCATTATTGATGAAGCAGACAATACGACACCCGATGTACAACTCCTCTTACGTGCCTCGATTGAAGAGTTCCAGAAGAACTGTAGGTTCATATTCACGTGTAACTTTAAGAATAAAATAATAGAACCATTACATAGTAGAACAACAGTAATTGATTTCAATGTCCGTGGAAAAACTAAACAAAATCTTGCAGCATTGTTCTTCGAGCGATGCAGAGACATCCTTACCAGAGAGGAAATACGGTTCAATGACAAAGTGGTTGCCACAGTTGTCCAAAAGTACTTCCCAGATTTCAGAAGAACAATCAATGAACTCCAAAGATATAGTTCAACAGGTTCTATCGATACTGGAATCCTCGCAGCGTTAGGTGATGCTAAGATAGATTCTCTTACAGAGTATCTAAAGCATAAGAAGTTTAATGATGTTAAGAAGTGGGTTACTCAGAATTTAGATAGTGATCCCACTGCTATAATGAGG